GCAGCCCCGTGGATTGTGGAAGGTCTTTGCACAACTGGGGATTTTGCAGCGCTCATCCGGATCTTCCAGGTGGGCACCGTCCAAGATTGAGAACCACAACAGGTATTTGGCCTTGCGTCCACGGCAGTGGACCTGGAGTTGGCCTAAGTTGCTACTTCTTGCATTTATTGTTGTGGTGTCGATACGTGCTGTGCGGGCTGATTCCATTGAAGCCACGCGAGTTCTTCTACCCATCGACGACGATGCCAAAATGCAGATTGGTGATATGGTTCAACATCGTAATTACCAATATGCTGTTGGGGTTGTTTTCGATGATATGTGTCCGACATCCTATAACTTGTCAGGATGGAATGAGTACACTGCAGTTCGGAACCGTATCGTTTGTTTGTGGACGAAACCGGTCGATGGTGCATGGGATCAGTGCTACGATGCCATTAACATTACACAAGTCAATGGTAAGTGTGTTCTCCCACCGATTACTATGATTGTCGCCAAGCCTTTTGAGGATTGGGTACAGCACTTTGAGTCCGGCAGGCGGCACCAGTATATCAACGCCCGGATGAAATTGTTGGGCGAAGGGCGGGAAATTAACCATGCACATGGGATGAGGGAAGTGATTGTCAAACGCGAACTTCTACCGAATGTTATACGTTATGATGCTTTGATGGAAGGCCAAGTCACCATTGATGCCGACCCGCGTGCAGTATCGGATACTGATATCATGTCACAATTACTTTTGGGACCCTGGATGAGCAATGCGAGTGAATTTATGTCAAATTACTGGGATCACCGGGGTAATGTGTGCTATGCTGCAGGCATGACGTCGGAGGATGTGGGGAATTGGTTTGATCATAATGTTTCCATATTGGTGGACGTTATTGCCATTGAATTGGATTATCGGAGGTTCGATCGGTCAGTGTCTACAGATGCCATTGAGGTTGAGTGGCGCCTGTATGACATTTTGGGTATACCAGCGGTTGAGAGGAGTGTCCTTCATGCCCAGATGTATACCCGCGGTATGACGAAGAAAGCTCGTCACTACTACGAGATTGCCGGGACAAGGAAATCTGGAGATCCTAATACAAGCCTTGGGAATTCATACCTGAATGCATTGTGCATTACGTATGCCATGGTTCGGGCTCATGTCCCCGTTACGGCTTGGCGGCTTATCTTGATGGGTGACGATGCGTTGCTTCTGATACATCGGGCCTACCGGTTCGCGTGCGACGTTATCAAAGGTGTTGTAAGTGATCTCGGGTTGGTTTTCTCGAAATTCCACGTACGCGACAACTTGCATTTTGCTGAGTTTTGCAGCAAGTTGTTTTGGCCGGTGGAAGACGGATACGTTCTGGGGCCAAAGGTCGGGCGAGCTATATCTAAAATGGGCTGGACTTTGCACAATACGAAGGATCCGCTTGCTCGCATGCGGGGTGTTGTGCTGGGACAGTGGCCGTCGTGGTCGTTTTTGCCGCCACTTCAGCAGATAGGCGGACGGATACTTGCTCTTACACACGATGTGCGCGTTGCTCCTGTTGTTGGTATTTACAGTTTTGTATGCAAGACTGAGCATAATGCGACATCAGAAACTGTTGCAATGTATGAGGAACGATACGGCTGGCCCTGGGATTCTGCCATGACATGGGCCAACATGGTAGCTGACCAGATCCGTGAGCTGCCTTGCCGCGTGGTTGAGCCCGTGGCAAGGTTCTTTGCCATCGACATTTAAGTGGGTCTGGCCCGTGGGGATTTTGTAATATACTCTCATATTGGCATTCTGTATTTGGCACCATTCTCATGTCCACACGAGATTTAACACCTGATGGTGCCAAGTGGTTGCGACTTGCTCTCGATCCGTTTTGTGACGATGATTTACAGGTGCGTGCTTTGCCTGATGGCAGTGCCACTTCTACAATACCATATGTCATCAAGGCAACACATACTTATACGACCGTTGGTGCAGCCAGTGATTTGCACATAGCTGTTCTACCGGGATGGACGGGATATGAGGATCCCACTGACGCTGAGGCCGGTGAGACTCTCTCACCCGTAAATTACGACGCGAGTTACATGTACCAGGTTGATGATAATCCTATTATTTATCCACCAGGGCCCGTACACATTATTAATGTGAATACTGGTGAGCCAACATACCCAAATGAAAGTTGTTTAACTTTCGCTCCAGTTGGGTTTGCAGCAGCTGGTATGGATTTGCACTACGCTCAGGATGCAACATGCCGAGTCATTGGGCTCGGGCTTGAGGTGACAAATACCACGCCAGCTATAACTGCATCTGGTACTGTGACCTGCTATCGTATACCGTCGAGTTATAGGCACTATTGGGCGACTGAACATGTCTATCAATTTGAGGGGGAAATCCTCCCCCCCGATGGGTCCAAGGCGCTTCAGAAGAAGACGGGGCCATCCGTTAAGGATCCCCGTGTACGCTCTAAGCGCCCTAAGAACCATTGTCCTGACCAGGCAGTCGCCCCCTTAGGAGGTGAAGGTGTTACCATTTTTAACCATTTGCCAGGCATGGGTGGTATGGCGATACCACAGCCACCATCAACCGCTGAGGAAGCTGTTAATATACCTGGGTCGCGCACGTGGAGAGCACTAGATGGTGCTTACCTCGTTGCACGGCTCAATTCTGTGCATTCCTCTAAGTTCCACAGGTTTTTACCTGGGGGCCTGCTGTTGGAGCGTGGCAACACGCCGTACCACGACCTGTCTGCTGCACTGTATGGATTTGGATTACTTGGTGCCATGGGCGATCCGTCACAGGGTGAAACAGCTATGTATCATTGGGTGTGGGGAAATAATGTCGCTGATTTTGATTTGATGGGTGCTTATTTCACAGGATTGCCAGTGGGGACAACACTGACGATTGTCCTCAATGCTTATCTTGAGATTAAGCCAACCATCAATGTTGCAGCCGGCGACCCCACCCTCCTAATGGTGCGGCCGTCACCCCCATATGACCAACGTGCGTTACGGGCTTATGCCATTGCCGCAAGTAATTTGCCCGTGGCTGTGCCACAGACTGAGAATCCAGCAGGTGAATATGGGAAGAAAGTATGGCGAGCTATAGGCACTGCGATGAAGACAATTGCACCTGTTGTGGCGACTGGGCTCTTGGGACCAGAAGCTGGTCTTGCGACGGAGTTAGGTATACAGACCGGTGCAGCCATCGCCGCCGCTGCGAAGAAGAGGCGTGCTATTGTGCGCCCCCAAGCACAGATGGCGGCGTTGACTATAGCACCTGGACAACCCGTGAGTCGCTCAAGAGCACGGAAACTTAAACAGCGCGCAGCTGCTCAACATTTACAGTCTGCTATGGAGCGGTGAACCGAGTCCCCACGAGGCCAGGATCCG